TATCCTCCTAGTTTCCGAACATAGTCTCTAGGCCGTCGACTATACGCGTCTATGTTCTAATTAATTGTATAGTGTGTAAAATATATATTAAATTTGAGTAGAGTGCAAGAGGGCCTGTAGTGAAGTTGCGTTTTTCGTGATGTAGCTTTTTCCTAAGTAGCTACTGAAACTTCGGGGGTAGCATCTTCTATTTTATTTGTAAGATTAGCTATTTTAGCTTCTTCTATCTTAATAGCATTGACAACTTCTCTAATTTTGTTGTCGATTCTTACCATATCCAAAGTATACCTTTGGTTATCACGCTGATGCACCGCCCATTCTGTCTCGAGACTTCTCTTCGCTTTGTATAAGTCTCTGACTTGTATTTGCATCTATGGTCTCCTCATAAGTTAGCCATAATTTAGATGAATCAATAAATCCATCTTTTTCCCACTTTATATCATTTTTACCCAGCTTGTCAACTAGGGCATTTTCGAAAGCAATAGCACTATCTTCTGACATTATATTGAAGTCAGTATAGTAGCCATATGCTCTGATTTGTACTCGAAAATTTTTCATGATCACACCCTTTTATCATAAAGGGCGACCGAAGTCGCCCTTTAAATTTTGTTTTAACGATTATGTTGCGTCAGAACCAAAGATACCTCTAGGGTCAGAGAATCCAAATACATATCTCTCTCTAGCTTTGTATCTTACGTTTCCTGTATCGAAGTCACCTTCCATTGATGTTTTGATAGGTGATCTTACGAAATGCTTAAGACCGTTAGGAACATCTGTTTTAATGTAGAATTTCTTCGTTGAGGTTAAGTAGTGATTAATTGCATAACCTTGTGGAATCATTCCCATGTTTGCCAATGCGTTAATGTCATTGTCAGCTGTACCTGTTCTACCTGCAGACTTCATCAGTCTTTCAGCAGTAAATTGAAGCGCTGAAGGAATTATTAATTTAGTTCCTTGTGCCGCAATTTTTAGGCCTCTTTCATCAGTAAACGCCGCGATGTCAATCAACGACTGCTCTAATGAAGTTTCGTTAAGTTC